TTACGATCCGCAAGCTCTAAGGCTTAAGAAGTGCCTCCACTCTCTAAGGTTAGCTGTCATTACTACCTCTGTTTTGAGGCTGTTAGGTAAAATAGATCTTGCCTCCTGTGGAGTTCTACCGATAAGGATAAAATCCTTGTATAACTGCTCTGCTTTCATACAGCTATCTACCCAGTTATCCATCTCCACGCTATTCTCAGTAAAGAAACATGGGCGGATAAAGGTTACATCTCCTACATTACCCTTACTGTAATTACAATACCTTGTACTCTCCTGTGCATAGCTGGCTACTCTGTGGCGTACAATCTCATGAGATACACCTCTATCACAGATAAACTTTACACTAAAAGAGTAGTGCTCCAGCATCGCCATGTGATTACTCTTAATGAGAGCTCTGACCATCTTCTCAGCGGATCCCTCTGTGATTTTATCCTCACTCTTATAACACACTCTGGCTACTCTCTCGATCTTCTTTAAGATTTCCTCCCCATTGAGGGGATCTAAGATCTCATATCCTGCATCTACGATTTTCATTATTTACCTCCGTTTTTCCGCCATAGGTGTACTCTATACTTTTGCGAACAAATGACACACTTTTTACAGCACCATAGCTAAGCGATCCTTAAGCTCTCGCTCAATGTACTCTCTTACCTCAATCGGATTAGCATTACCTGTAATATGTACCTCTGTGTATCCGTTTCCCTCTTTGATCTCCTCCAGCTCTACTCCTGCCATACCAGAGATAATATCTTTAATGGTTTTATCTACGATCTCAGCAATCTCCTCATCGGTCTTACCGTTTCTCTTGCCTGTGATCTCGATATGTCCTACATAGCCTCCAAACAAACCTCTTAACATAGCATCCATAAAATCCTCATGCTTAGGCTTATCTTTTCTCTCCGCTCTGGCTCCCTCGATAGCATCAATCTCAAACTGGATAAACTCCTGTGCTTTCTTAAGATCCTGTACAATATCATCCTTATGCCCTGCTCTGGAGATGTACTTTACAGCACTCCCTAAGTTGAAATTTAAGCCCCACGCTCTGATTACATCCTTAGGCTGTGGGTTCAATCTGTTATAGTGTTCTGGGTTAATAGCATTACTCATATTATGCTTACCTCCTTATGTTTGATAAGTAACATAATCACATAAATCTTAAAAAGTTAGATTTATTTACCTTTTTTCTTTTCCTTTGTGCAATTCTTACAAAGGGCTCTGTATTTTCCCTAGAGAAAAACCTTATACCCATTGTGCAATCTGCACTACTTCTTAGCACTTTTCATAAGCTGAGCGATCTCATCTAAGCGATCCTTAGCATCCTGTGAGAGCTCCTGTGTACCGCCACTCTCTACACGCTCTGTAGCCTCTCCCATAAGGAGCATATCCAGCTTAACAAGCCTCTCAAAATCGTTGATATTCTTTACTTTTACCTTGCCCTGTGCAATATCCTTACTAAAATCAGCCATAAGGTTATTGATAAGGATACGGTACTTAGTCCGTACATCCGTTAGCTCCGCTGTGATCTTAGCCTCGTTACTGTTCTGAGCGTTCTCTATATTTCTCTGTGTTACTCTGGCTACCCAGTTAAAAGCCCTGCTCCATCCTGCTACGGTTCTCTCCGTTCTTCCTATGGTTTCTGCTACCGCTCTAAGAGATCTCTTATCTCCTAAGCCATAATACAGCTCAAAGGCTTTCCTCTGGAGCTCATTCTCTTTACTCAATGTATTAGCCACCCTCGATCCGCCTCCTTTCCTTGCTCTTTGTGAATAGGAGGGAATTTCTACAGTTTTACTTACATTCCTGTATTTGTCCGTTAATTCCCTCTATTTTCTTTCTATCTATCTTCCTTACTATGTTTTCTTTTATAGTACTGAAATTAGTTTTTATATTTCTTTGTATTATTACATTAACTACTCTTATATGTTTCTTTAGTATTATTGCTTTATTTAAGCCTCTTTTCCGCCCTCCTCCGCCTTTTCCTCATTTCATAGGAATTTCAGTAAGGAGAATGAAATTAAATAGAGCTACCTCTTACAGTAGCTCTTTCTCTCTTATATGAGTTGTTAATATTCTTATGATAGTTTCTTTCTCCGCCAGCTCCGCCTTTACACCTCTTACCTCTCGGTATACTTCCTCTCGGATCATGTTACAAGTATCTCCATGATCTATAAGCATCCTGTTATATTTATCCATCATTCTTTTTATAACATGATCCTCTACTCCCAGATCTTTTAGATCTCTTATTTCTTCTGCTAAGGTACTTTCTCTTACTCCGCTCATAACCACTTTTCCGCCTCCACGCTCTTTTTTATAAGCCTCTCTTTAAAAGCCATGTAATAAAGCCCTCATCTGGAGTACTCTCTACATACTCATTGTATCTATTGCTAAGCATTACCAGCTCATCCTCTGTAATCCTTACACTGTTGGATCCGAAACGGAGCATAGGTAAAGTAGTTTTCTCCTCTTTCTTCTTTTTCTCCTTAGGTACTTCTTTCTCTGTAAAGATCTCTTTAAGGTCTATCTCTGTAAAGCCCATTACCTCTAAGGAATAATCTACCGCCTGTAACTCAAATAACTCCTTTTTGAGTAACTCATCATCCCAGTTACTTAACTCTGCCAGCTTGTTATCTGCAATACGGTAAGCCTTTACCTGCTCTGGAGTGAGATCATCTCTTACTATGTACGGTACTCTATCCAGCCCTGCTAAGATACTAGCCTCTCTCCTCGTATGCCCTGCGATGATAACCATATCTGCATCTACGATAATCGGATTAGTAAATCCGTACTCCTTAATACTCTCCATAACCTTTTTTACTGCATAATCGTTAATTCTAGGGTTATTCTCATAAGGGATAAGATCCAGCGGATCTGTGTACTTTACTTGTAAATCTTTCATAGCCTCATGTACCTCTCTTTCTATTTATTTCCTAAGCTATGTAATTTTGTTTCATTAGTTAGGGTACATATCTGTAATATTTATGCACCCTTTTACAGATCAAACTCTCCACGCTCTGTATAAGAGCCTCCTACCTGCTTAAATTGCACTCTCTGGTAGCTATTTAGGTTACTAAGAGGGATCTCTGTTTCTCTCCTCCGCTTTTCCTGCTCTGGAGTTTCATAGGGATTACTCATTTTCTTTCTCTTATCCCTATCTGAGGATGTATAGTAAGGATCATGCTCTCTTAGCCATTTATCCGCCTCATCTTCCTCACGCCTAAACTTACTCAAATCCCTCCACCGCCTCTCTGCATCTATCACATACCATAGAGCCCTCTGGTATTATCTCCCCACACATTACACATCTGCTATCTGTAGGGATCTCTTTACTCCTTACTGCCTTGTACTCATAAATCCTTATGGTATCATGTACTACTCCGCACTCATCTATAAAGCATTGAGGCGTTTCTCCTCTCGGTCTTTTCAATTCTATGTAGGATCCATTTTCATCGGTTCCGCACTTTATTAAACTCATCTAATCCTCCTCCAGATAAGCTCTAAGCTCTCTCTGTATTCTCTTTATACCGCTATTTATATTCTTACTAATAACACTCTGATCCACGCCCATCACAAACGCTAACTCATCCTGTGTATATCCCAGTACCAGCACATACGCTATACTCATGTACTGATAATGGCTTAGCTTTCCTTTTCTGTATGCCTTATTAAACTCTGCTCTATCGCTTTTATGGTATTTATCCAGATCAATAGCTGTTACTGTCTTAAGGTCTGTGAGGATACAGGTAGCTACTGTATCTCCTTTTTCACTTAAGCCCTCTAAGCCTCCCCAGTTTCTCAAAAATCTCTTTATGTTCTTAGGATCCTTATAACTCAGCCTTAGTAATTGATCGTTTACTACATTTCTTACAATCGCTCCCAACGCTACCGCCTCCTCTCATTAGCTTTTCTATGTATCTTAGGTGTACCTCCGCTGTAATACCGCTGTATAACCCAGTGCCTTTTACTGTAGCTACACTCTTTCTAAGAGCTGTAATCTCTCCATAGGTATAATCATTATCCAGAGGACACATCCACTTAATGGCATCTCCTACCTTAAACATCGTGTACCTCCCTTTTAACAAGAAAAAAGGAGTATAGTTTTTCCTATACCGCTGGTACTCCATAAGAGATAAGGCTGAGAGCATCTATCTCACTCTCTGTAATCCAAACCTCCTCTATCTGATCCGCTGTACCCCAGCTAAAAGATCCGTTTAGGATCTCCCAGAGCCCAAACACTACGGAGGTTTTATCTACCTCTTTTGCGTTATAAAAATGCTTTCCAGCTATGCTCCTGCCCTTGTAAAAGATCACTTTCCCATCCATGCCCCTTACAGGGAAAAGTACTGTTTTATCCTCTGGATCAAACCCCAGCTCATAAGCCTCTAACACCCAGTTAGCTATCCGCCTTTTATGTAAGTACCTACACGCCTCCTCACTCTGTAGGAGGTTCTGTGTGTACTGCTTTACTAAGCTCTCCTCCAGTACTGAGGATTTAGCTGTGGAGCCTCTGTACATATCCAGATCTGGGAGCTCTCTCTCCTCCGTCTGGTAGTTGTACTGATTTACCAGCCACTTAAAGCCCTCTACTGGGCTACTCAGCCCTAACAGATCTGCTACAAACTGAGGTAGATCCGCTGTGTATCCACAGGTGTAGCAATGCACCGTACCAGCCTCGTAGGTCTTATCCTTTGTTACCTTTTGCTGTAGGAGCACTCCGCAAGATGGGTTATGCTCCTTACCGTGTGCGTGAAAAGGGCAAGTACACATAAGATCCGATCCTGTGTTTTTAATCTCCTTAAGTAGCCCTGCTCCGTAGAGCTGGAGCTTAAGATCCTTAAGTACCTGCTCTACTGTGGCTACTATTGGAGTTTTCCAGATCGTTATCACTTTTTAGCCTTTGCCTTTTTAGGAGCTGTGAGCTTAAGCATTACTACCTCTGTTACCTTTAAGGCATCTGCTAATACTTCCTGTGGCAACTCTCCAGCCTCTACCGCCTTAAGAGTTGCATCCTCATCTACAACCTCCTTAGTTGCGATACAGCTAGTAAGGTTTCTCTCATGGAGTTCTGCTAAGAGCTTTTCCTCATCCATGCTCTTACGCTCCTGCACAATTCGCTCAAAGCGGTATCCAGCCTCATCCGTGTAATCACTTTCTCCAGCCTCTAACATCGCATCCTTAAGGAGTGCCTTGTATTTCTCCTCCTCTTTCTTTGCACTGTCTAAGGCTAACTTTCTGGCTTTATAAGCCTCCTTTAACTCTGCTAAATTCATTAGCTTGTACCTCCTTTATCTCTGTTTTATTGTATATCATTCTCTGTTTAATAGAGATTGATAGCAAAAATATATGAGGGGAGTACCCCCTCTGTGTTCTCTCTGTTTCTCAGAGAACAATTATAATATAATCCTGTTTTACAGAGATGTCAATACCTAATTTTCTGTTTTACAGAGTTTTATCTCTGTTTTGCTTTACTTTTTCTCTGTAATACTGTATAATTAACTTATCCCTCAAAGGAGAGGAGGTGTAAAAACAATGAGTACATTTGCTAAAGCACTTACCTACTACCTAGCGGTAAAAGGTAAAACTCAGCAAGATCTAATCAACGATCTCCACTACAGCTCCTCTACAGTTTCTCAATGGTGTACTGGAAAGAACACTCCTAGAATGGATAGGATTGAGGCTGTAGCAACTTATCTAGGGATAGATGCTACGGATCTCCTAAGAGATCCAGAGATTTTCTCACAGGAAAAGTTTTCTACTGATCCTGCTTTAATCTCAAAGATCTTAGAGAGTAAGCCCTCTCTATACGATTTATTTAAGCTATCTATCTCACTATCAGATAAGGATCTGGAGCTACTTAAGGGATTAGCTCAACGCATCAATGAGCTACAAAATCTTAAAGAGGAGTAATCCTCTGGATGGAGCCAGCCTGCAAAAGCTGGCTCTTTTTCTTTATCAAAACTCAACCGTAATCTTCTTTACGCCAGCGTCTTTTACAGCCTTTATGGTATCTGCAATAAACTCATTCACACAAATTTCTGCAAGCCCCTCATCTGCATCCAGATCGCTCATAAGCTGATTATTTAACATTTTACACTCATTAAGCTCCGCCTCTAAATTTTCAATATAGGCTTTCTGTTTAAGCGATACATCCATAAGATGCTTAACCTCGTCTAAATCGTTAATATGTCTATGATCTCCTAACATCTCTCCTACAGGCATTTCCAAATAATCACAAATTTCCATTAACTTCTCAATGTCTGGTAAATGGGCTCCTCTCATCCACCCATTTACTGTAGTAGGCGGTACCTCCAGCACCTTAGCAAGCTCTACCTGCTTAATCCCTCTCTCTGAAACTGCTTTGTGTAAATTTTTTGCAAACTGTCCTTTAATCATCTTTTTTTCCTCCTATAAATTAAAAAGCTGGGATCTGTGGCTCACTCTCACGCTCTCTAAGAGGTTTAGAGTTTCCAGCCTTTGAAAAATCCATATAAGCCAGAGGGATACCGTACAGATCACTAAGCTCCTGTGCTTTCTCCATCTTAGGAGCTGTCTTACCTGTTTCCCAGCTAACAATAGTCTTATCACTACAGCCTAAGATCTCTGCTACCTCTGCCTGTGAGTATCCTGCCTGTATTCTGCAAGCGGAGAGCCTCCATTTCATTTCAAAGTAATTCATTAACTAGCCCTCCCTGCTTTATATTTTTCCAGAGCCTCCTCTGTTACAAACTTCTTAAGAGTAGGAATCATTACCTCACGCTCTACCGCCTCCAGCTTTCCGCTCTGGATATTTCTATAAACATTTCTCTCACTACAGCCTAAGATCTGAGCTACCTCCTCTACTGTGTAGGCTTTCTCCTGTGGCTCATCCTGCTTTTCCTCTACCACCTCTACAGGAGCCTCCTCTCCAAACACTGGAGCATACTTAGCCTTGAAAACCTCACTCTGAGCTCCGATAATACGCCCTGCCATAAGATCACAGCCAGCCTTAGTAATGTGGTATAATCTACCGCCCTTATCTGGATCCTCTGAGAAATACTTAGGAGCCTCATCTCCTAACTGTGTAATATATTTGCGGATCGCTCTTAAAAGGTTATCGTGCCTCTTTCCCAGCATCTCCGCTACTTCTTTACTTGTAATCGTCATATAAAAAAGTACCTCCTTTTCCGATTTACTTAACCTAATCAGAAAAAGAGGTAACATTTAGAGAGATTTTTATTATTTTTTCTTACTCAAATCAAAAATAGAGATTTTATCATTCTCTGAGTTAATTCTGGTATTAGTATCTACCACAATCTTATTATCTAAGATACCTGCTACAAGCCTCTGGATAATCTCTAACTCTCCCATCTCATGTAAATAAATAGGGTACACATCTCCCTCATCTGTAAGATATACAGGGATGATCCTCCCTTTAGGTACTCCGCCTTTAGAAACCATAATCTTTCTCTCCTCCTTTATCCTTTTCTCCATCTGGTTTATCATCCTTTTTATCCTCTGTGCTCTCCTCTGGATTTTCACTAAGGAGAGGCTTAAGGTATCCTGTGTTTACTTCCCAGATCATAAGTACCTCTTTGTTATTGATACCATATCTGTTTTTCTTAACACTGATCTTAAGAGTGCCATCTATCACAGATAGAGATAATACTCTTGTGGCGTTCTGTCCTACACCGTCACTCTCTGCCAGATCGTGGAGCTCTGGGCTCTCTCCCTTTTTACGGTTCTTTACCGCCTCACGGTTAGCCTGTGCCATAAGGAGTACAGGCTTTTTTAACTCCTTACTCATTAAAAAGAGATCCTCTGAGATATTGTTATAAGCTATTCTAGGTATATCCGCCCTACGCTTATCACTCATAAGAGAGAGCTGATCTATTACAATCATATCCGCCCCATGCTTAATAGCTAAACTCTTAATCTCATCTACATTAGGCTTACGCCCCTCAAAATCATCTGGAGTAACTACGATAAATCCGCTCTTTTGCTGGAGCTGTGTTATGTACTTCTCATAATCCTCCTGTAAGTACTTTGCTCCGTCTGTATCTGGTTTCTTTCCCAGAGTACCAGATCCATTAAGGAGCCCCATATTGCTAAAGTGCTTATTGAGAGTATCAAAACGAAAACCAACCATAGCGGTACTCATTTCTCCAGAGTACATAAGGATCTTATAACCCATGTTCCACGCCATCGTAGCAAAGTACTCTCCAATCCATGTTTTACCTACGTTAGTACGCCCTGTGAGTACTACCAGATCCTCTCCCCAGAGCCAGCCATTAGTAATCTCATCCAGCTTAGGGATACCTGTAGGAATACCTATAAGCCCCTTTACCTCACACCGCTTTTTATACTCTGTAAGGCGATCTCCAGCGTTAGAGATAATATCATAGCCATCTTTATTCCTGCTCACTGGTACGGATTTCTCCAGCTTTTCTATCTCCTCTTTGAGGTACTGGATCGCCTTAATACTATCCTCTTTTACTACCTTTGCTGTATCCTCAATCAGAGGCACCAACTTAGTATATGTATAAGCCTCTTTGAGCTTGTATACTAAGTAATCTGTACTCTCTGTAACCTCCAGCATTTGAAAATCTTTGAACCTGCCTAAAAAGGTTAGTTTATCTGGCATCTGCTTATAGTTGTTGTAATGCTCTATGATAAAATGGATCTCATCCTTACAGGTAAGAAACATCTCCTCTATTACTCCGTTAGAGTGGAGGATCTCCAGATCTGGAGCATCTAATACCTTACAGAGTAAGCTCTGCTCAATCATATTAGCCATTTATAATCCCCCTCCTATCTCCGCTTGTAATTTCTACTACCTGTGAGGATCCTAATACTCTACTGGCTATCCGATCCCCTAACTCGCCCCTAAGCTCCTCTGGAGAGAGGTTACTGGTATAGATCGTAGTGAGGTTATTAGATACTCTGGTATTTATAATACTTACCATCCTCTCCCTTACCCAATCTGTTACCCTCTCTGCTCCTATATCGTCTATGATAAGGAGCCTACAGGTTTTTATCATTCTAAGGATCTCATCAAACTCTGGATCTTTATTATCATAATTATCTCTGAGATCTTCTAAAAAAGTGGGGAGAAATATATATAGCCCCTCATTTTCCAGCCCTGTATTAAAAGCTATCTTCCGAAAAAAGTAACTCATAATTTTACAAGCCCATGAGGTTTTACCATTCCCTGTACTCTTTCCCCAGATATATAAACCTCTGCCCTCATCTACCATACTGAGCACATCATTTTTATAATTATCCAGAGTTGTAAACGCCTCCAGATCCTCTCCATTCTCTGGCTTAAGAGCGATAGTATAACGGTATCTCTCTGGGATCCTGCTTAAATTGTATAAAGCTCTAAGTACTCTGTAGCCTCCGCATACATCACTACAGGAGCTTTTATCTTTCTGGCAATAATCACTTGCATAGCATTTCATCCGCTTTTACCTCCTTTTGAGTAATCCTAATCACAAAAGAGGTAAAAATTTAGAGGAGAGCTTTTACACCCTCCTCCAGATTACTTAAACACAATATCTTTACCCTCAGCATCTTTAAGGGTATTACCACTAAATTTTTTACTGATCGCTGTAGGCTTTCCCTGTCTACCATAGTTCTTAAGTGGATAGAGATCTTTCCATCCCTTATCTATACTCTGATCCACAATAGCCAGAGCCACTACAGGATCTTCTCCAGCATTATCTCTAAGAGTACTAGCAAACTTTTCTACCGTAGTTACTTTAGGAGTATAATTTTTACCCCTACAGTACTGTATAAATTTACTAAGAGCCTCTTTCACAAACTTATTAACAGGATCCTCTAAGATAGTACTATAAGATCTCTTTTTAGGGGCTTTGCCCTCCATCTCTTTAGAGATGGATTTTTCTATATTATCTTTACTATCTTTATTGAGTAAAAAATTTTTACTCGTATCGGGTAAAGTTTTTTTACTCGTTGGATCTTCATCGGATAAAATTTTTTTACTCGGTCTTAAAGCTGTATAGCTGTTGTAAATGAGAGCTCCTTTAGTGGTACTACTCTTAGTGAGGAGCCCCTGCTTAACTAGGTTATCTAAAGTGTTAATTATCGTAGGTCTTGATACACCACCCAGCCACTCACAGAGGTAATCTACACTCCCTGTAAAAGCTGTGTTAGTAGTCTGAGAAAATCCGTAGATGATCGCATAGAGCATAAGTGCGTTACCCTTTAGTTTTAGCTCTGTTACCATCCAGCCCTGTACAGCAAAGTAATTATCCTCTCTTACTTTTATCTGTTTTGCCATAATTACCTCCAGTTAAGGAGAGAGGAGAGATACTCTCCCCCCCCCTGTAAGTATTACTCCATCTCTGAGATGGTTTTCTCAATGTTATCACAAACCTCATCAAAAGCCTGTTTAATAATAGCCTCTCTCTGCTGAGGGTTCGTACCTCCATCAATCTTAATATCCATCTTTACTGTAGGCTTACACCAGATACCACTCTTATTCTGTACACTCATACCCAGCTCTACGCTGATACCTGCTACCCTTGCTGTAAAATCATTTGCCATCTTTGTTATCCTCCATCTCTTTTAAATTCTTTTCTCTGCGTGCCATTCTACGGTTATACTCCTCCACGGATTTACAGCCCATCTTTCTAGCTACTACCTTTTTGTGGAGGAGGGTACCATTATTTTTCTGGATCTGCCTCTGCATTTTCCTCTTGAAACTGCTCACTCTTTTCTGCCTCCATTTCCTCTACGCTGTGCCACACGTTATCCCCTGTTTCAATCTCACACTCTTTATCGTGTGGATTGATAGTAACCGTTACATCACAGCTATTAGAGCTAAAGCTAGGTAATCCAGATCCATAACCACCATTACCCTTAAGTTTAGTTCCTAAGGCGGTAGAAATAATATCCTCTAAGGATTTACCATTTACCTCTAAACCGTATCCGTGATCCGATACCTCAGCATTTGTAAAACTGATTTTAAGCATCCTGCTTACCTCCTTTTCTTTTGATACTTAACCTAATCACACAAACGGTAAATTTTTAGATAGCCCTCAAAATTAAGGGCAAAAAAAAGAGGAGAGCTGTTACACTCTCCTCACACTTAGGGCTACTTTTTAAGTTTTGCTTTTCTCGGTAATGAGGCATAAGCCTTTATAGCCTCCAGATCCTCCTCATACCAGTATCTATAGCCTCCCTCATCTCTTACACTGGCTGGAATAGCTCCAGCATCTTCCCAGAGGCGGATAGATTGAGTAGAGGCTCCTACCAGATCCGCTACCTCTTTCCTTGTGTATACTCTTTTTCCTGTATCTGCATCTATTGTTATCGCTCTCATTATGTACCTCCATTTTGAGTTATTATACCACACCTGTATATTAAATGCTAAGTAATTTGTTAAGGATGGTTTTAATATCCTGCTTAGATCCTTTACCGTCTACTACTCGATCAATGAGATCTTTATTTTCTAACAGATAATCCTCTACCGCCTCATCTATGGTACCCTTAGCCACCATAGAGATTACATTTACAGCCCCTACGGTACCTATTCTGTGGGCTCTATCCTCAGCCTGTGCATTATCTCCGCTATTCCATGCTTTATCCATAAAGAATACATAAGAGGCTTTATTTAGAGTTAATCCAGTACCCATAGCTCCGATAGTTCCTATAGCTACTTTACAGTGTGGGTTAGTCTGGAAATTGTCTACTAATCTCTGCCTCTGCTCTGGAGGTACCTCTCCTGTAATTACAATCGGATCATATTCACTAAGCTCTATCCCCAGATCCTTAGCTATCGTGCTCCACTGAGAAAATATGATAGCCTTGTGACCGTTAGGGATAATCTCCTCCTCCAGCATCTCCTTAATACGATCCAGCTTAGGGCTATCATCTGTTAAGTTAGGATTACCGCTGGTAAGCTGTCTGAGGCGGAGAGTACAGTTAAGAGGATTAACAGAGGCTAAGATATTCTCCATATCCGCTACAATGCCATTTTTAATATCCCTGTACTGTTTTTTCTGAGCTGTGGTAAGTTCTACATACTCAGTACTGTACAGCTTAGGAGGGAGATCTAGTACCTCCTCTTTCTTTCTTCTAAGCATTACAGTATTTAACTCAGCATTGAGGCTATCTAAGTTTTTATATCCGATTACTTTATAGCCTCCGAAACCTCCCATAGTACAATAGGCATTTCTAAAACTATAAAAGGATCTCCTCTCTACTCCCAACCATGTAAGGATATTCCACAGATCCTCTGCTTTATTCATTGGAGTACCAGATAATCCTATCTTAACTGGAGCTTTCAAAAATCTAAGGGCTTTTCCCTGTTGAGAGCCTCCGTTTTTAGCCTTATGGATCTCATCAACAATAATAGCCCCTATATAGCCATCCTTAATCCCCAGATAGAGAGCATCTTGTATTTTCTCATTTCTGAGGCTCTCAATATTGATAACCCCAAAATAAGAGGAGCCTCTGTACCAGTCATTTAGCTGTTGTACTCTAACATCCATTGTCTTACCGTCTACCATTACACAGCCCTCGTTAGAGTGGATCTGGATCTCTTTCTCCCAGTTATATTTTACAGAATTTACCCCACACACAATAAGGGTTTTAATGAGCTCTTTCTTTCTGGCTACACAAATATCAATACTTTCCTTTGTCTTGCCTAAGCCCTGCTCATCTCCGATAAGTAAAGAGTTTTTCTCCATTCCATAATTAAAAGCCTCGATCTGATGAGGGAGGGGAGCTGTCTTAAAATCAAAATCTCTTACAGGCTTAATACCCTTTAGTCTCTCCTGTGTAGCCTCCCTTTTATCCTCGATCTCCTTAGTATTGAGAGCTTGTACTACAGCCTCCTCACTTTTGATATTGCTAAGCCCTACTTTCTCTATGAGAGCTGGTAGCTCATGTGCTGGGATCTCCCACGCTCTATCCTCTGGTAAATATCTCCGCTCTGCCAGCTCTTTTACCTTAGCTACAGTAGTGGGATCGTATCTAAATGAGATTTTAAAAGCATCATCAAAATAAGTACCTTTTTCCAGTTTTTCTACTGTTATCATAAAAATAAACCTCCTGTGATTTAGTCTTTATATAACTTAATCACAGGAGGTAAATATATTTAGATAACCCCTATATAATTTATGCCACTAATTGCACATAAAGCCCCAGCTTTCTAGTACAGTACATATAATCCTCTAAGTAGTGGATCATGCTTTCAGTATGTATCTTGGAACATTCTTTCCAACCAGACCTGTGATCCGTCCATTTGGGATCTCCATGGACAGATCAAACTGAAATCCTTCATATGTCTTGCAGACATTTTTCATTTTAATCATTACAAATCCTCCTGCTCCCTATGCCTCGTCCAGCAGTAAAGTTACGATTTCCAAAATTTCATCGTTGCTCAATCCAACGTTTTTTGCCTGATCGATTGCTTTTTCAAATTCTTCTTCTACTGCTCTCCTGCGTGCTTCCAATGCCAGCTGTTTATCTGAAGCTGCAACAAACGTTCCTTTTCCATGAACGGTTGTCACAAATCCGGCTTCCTCCAGCTTGTCATAAGCTTTTTTTACCGTCAGAGCACTGATACGAAGCTCTCCTGCCAGTTTTCTCACAGAAGGAAGCGCCTCTCCCTCCGCCAGCGCCGACTCAATAATTCCCGTTTTTATCTGTTCCATAAGCTGCTCGTAAATTGGCACCATAGAACTATGATTTAAGATTATATGCATATTGATGGAACCTCCCTTGCAACAAACAGTATATAACAGTATGTACCTGTTGTCAACTGTTATATACTGTTTAGTGAGTAAACATTCGAATACTCTTTCGGAAACTTTTTTTGATGGCAATGCATGCGAAATGCAAAACGCCGATACGCAAATTTAACAATCAGAGATTAAAAGGAAGTATTAAAAAACCACCTCACCGACAATTCTGTCAATGAGGTGGTTTTCCATTTGCACTTAAGTAAAGCGGACATAAACATCCCCCTTACCCACCGCTTAGTGCTCTAGACACTTGAAGCAGGGGATTACTTATTCTTCGTTCACATGCTTGTTTTTATATTCTTCGTATTCTTCCACGCTGATTTTTGCAAACTCACATGCGTTTTCCAATGTAATTCCAAGCTTCAGCAAATCCGGAATCTTATGCATTACAATTTTTTCCATCATTTTTTCTTTCATTTCCAGTTCATGCTCATCTATCTCCTGCTCCTGGAAAGTCATCTGCGGTGCATTTTCTTTCCACTCACTGTAATCGATCGCACTGATTCCGGCAACAGAGCAGGCTTCTTCCAGCCCTACATTATATCTTCCCATAATACGGTCTACCGTATCTACCGTATTTGCGCATAGCTCATCCATTGATTTTTCCAGTAATTTACTCAT